CTGCCATATAAACCCCAAAATTTTTAAGTTTCTGTTAATTTTTTGAAAAAATAATTTTTTGATAATTTTTATTATTTATTAATTAATTTAAATAACTTTTTTATAATTTTTTTAAAAATAATTTATATGCGCTCATTTTCCATCATAACCATCATGTAATCAGAGCGATTGTAATCAATATGGGGAGTCCCAAATCTTCTGTAAGTACCTTTGCGTTCAAGTTGAGTTTTGTAATTGTGACAATGTATACACAAACTTTGAAATATATTAAAAAAAAATGCTTCCTTACTTATTTGCATCCAAGGAAATATATGATCTACCACAGTAGCAGACTCTATTTTGCCTCTTGATTTACAACCAGCGCATAAAGGTTCGCGCGTCAATTGTATGACCCTTAATGAATGCCATTGAGCAGAATGATATAACGAACCTTTATTTTGCTCATTTTTTCTAAAATTATTCGCTTTGCCGCCATGTTGTATACATAAAGTACTTTTTAAATGTCTGGGGTTTTTGCACCCAAGTTCAGCACATAATTTATAACGAGGAACAAATGGCATTGCGAGTTATCTTTTTTTAAAGGATTCATTAATAATTTTTGGGACTGCATTATTCCATTTAATTTTGTGATGAATTCTTTTATTTGTACGACCCATTAAATCAATCTTGCAACAACTTGGCTCTGCTATTACGCTATAAAAAGACTTAACATAAGTGCCAAAGGATTTATATGCCTCTGTATTTCCACCTGAATTTGATTGTGTTGTTAATTGAACTAAATTTAAATTAGCTGTTTGAAAAAATAATTTGCCTATTTTTCCTTGTGTTAGATAAGTATTAACATCATCATTCATTCTGCCAATAAAAAGCAAATCGTCAGCAGGATTAGTATTTACTTTAAATACAAAACTATTCATTGCCTTTCTCTTAAATATATTATTTTTAAAGGCTCCTGCTCCACCAATAAAATCGCCTCCTTGAGAAAAAGCAATAGTTGTTGCTTTTGTATCATTTAAACAATCAATCATTAAATCTAATACTTCATCAAGTTTGCGAATAGTTCGTCCTCTTAAAGCATCCCCATCAACAAATCTATACTGAAAATTTGTGTAGTCATCTTCATATTCAAAAAAATAATCGAGCCCTAATTCTCGAGCAATGTCATAACAAGCATTGCGAGCAAAAACAATTACCTTATTGCCGCTAAAGTTGTCCATGATGTCAAACTTGTTTGCATATGCAGCTTTACTAAAAACGATTACTTCATTCTTAAATCGCTTTTTATATTCATTAATCGTTTTATCTTCATCATCAACAATAATAAATATTCGTCCAGTGTAACCACATTTTCGCAAAGTTTGATAAGTAATTACATTATCTGGTCTTCCATGCGAAAGAATAAAAACAGCATAATTTTTATTCAATTTCATTTTTTATCCTTGTACTGCTGTAATTATGCTTTCTTTTCAAATATACAATTTCCTTTTCTTGTTTTTCAATAATATCTTTTAACTCCCATTCTTCATTTTTGTGATCTTCCCCAAGAAAATAAATATCGTAATCAAGAGAAACAAAGACATCCATATCTCGATCAATATTTTCATAAGGAATTACCTCATCAACCCATTTAACAGCACGCAACTGCATATATCGTTCATAAATAGATTGTTTTGGGTTTTTATAATTTGGTTTGCAATGCAATCCAATGATTAGAAAATCACAATGTTTTTTTGCTTCTTCAATTGATAGAACATGACCAGAATGCAAAATATCTGCAACCATCGGGAAAAAACCAATTTTCATTTTATAACCCTTTACATTTGATGAATCTAATTTATATGCTTTACAATTTTTTATATGTAAATCGTAATATGCTTTATGTAATGGTTTTTTTGGAAAATTGAAATAAAAAAAAAGCATCTTAATAGTACCGCTATGAGCGACTATAAGAATTTTCTTATTTTTATATTTTTCTTCTATTTCAGATATAAAACATTTAACTCTCAAAAAAAAATTTTTTTTACTTTCAATATTAAATTTTTTTAAAATATTTTCATCTTCATTTTTTAAAATTTTTTCACTATTTAAGTGCTTTCCTTCAAGCAGACCTTTATTTAATTCCATTAACCTATCATCAAACTTAATTTTTGTATTTTTATGATGCAATAAAATACTAAACGCTGTTGATTTTGCTCGTTTTAAAGGCGAACAAAAACATAAGTCAAAATGATTTGTTTTTAATTCCTTAGAAACTATTGCTGCTTGTTTTGTGCCTGTATAGTTAAGCGGAATATCGTATTGACCATGCATAATTCCATTTTTGTTCCAATATGTTTGTCCATGTCTAACAAACACATAATCGTTATTCATCTTCTTCAATTTCTTCATCAGAATTAGGATGAAATCTATCAACTATCTCATTTGTCAATCTTACAAATCCATTTTCAATTGCTTTATTAAAATCAATAATTACCAAAGCACTTTTCTCCATAAGTTCCTGACATTCTTTAGATGAATGAGCATAAAAATTAGCAATTTTTGAATAATCAAAAACAATATGTCTAGATGCGGCAGCCATTAAAAATTGCTTTTCTTTTTCTGGCAATTTGCTTTCTTTGATTGAAGCAATTAAATCCATTGCTTTCAAATCATCAAATAATTCTTCAACTTGTGGCTTTTCTCCAACTGGCTCATATGTTGGAGAATCAATTTTATCTGTGTAAGGGTTGTCATCATCATCATGATCTATTTTATTTAAATTAAATTCTTCTAACTCATCAGAATTAAAGCCAATTAATTCAAGATCATAGCCAATGTCTGCAAGACTTTTTAATTCGAGAGACAAAATTTCCTTGTCCCATTGAGCATTTAAAGCCAATTTATTATCTGCAATAACGTATGCAGTTTTTTGAGCATCAGTTAAATGACTTAATTGTATTGTTGGCACAGTTTCTAACCCAAGAATTTCTGCTGCCATTATTCGCCCATGTCCTGCCAAGATAGTATTTGAACCATCGAGTAATACAGGATTTGTAAAGCCAAATTCTTTAATGCTTGCTACTAATTGCGCCACTTGTTCTTCATCATGCGTTCTTGCATTTCTTGCATAGGGAATTAATTTGCTTGTTTGTTTATATTCAATTTCAAGTTGTGTCATATATTCCCCTTGATTTATTGAAATCGACTAAGTTTATAAATTGTGCGATCTATCAATGCAGCAATCTCATCTAAGATATTTTGCAATTCAGTATCGGCAGGCAATACTTTACGAATAGTTTGCAACCAATCGCTCATCATTCTCATGTATTGCAAAGCATCATCATGCTGCTCAAATGAATCGTCATACTTTTCTATCACCCCATACTTGCCTTGATACGATTCAATCCAAGCGTCAATCAAATCTTCGACTTGCTCATAATACTCACCCAATGCAATATGTGCAGCATATGACTTTGTTTTGAGATGCAATATATGAGCGCAGGTAATTGAGTGCAGCATATATGATGCAAATGTAATGGCTGATTGTTCTGGCATTTCTTCCTCCTTAAATCCGGACGCATGAGTCGCACGTCCAACATCAATTGCCTTTTGCTTTGTAGCAAATGGCCCTTTGCTACCCCAATACCATCCATCTGATTTTTTACTTATAGGCATCATATTTCCTTTGCTTTGTAATATTTATTTCTGTTTGAGCCGCTTCTGCGATTTGCTTTCTTTTGCATCGATTTATACATCCACAAGACGGGTCACGCTGCCAATCAGGAATTTCACCCCACAATATAATTCTTGATGCCAACGCTTTCCGCGCAAGTTTGCATGGCTCATCCATCAATACTCTTTCTCTACACCCAGCACAAGAAAAATTATATTTGCCACCTGCACATTTAGCAGAAATACAAAATTCACACTGCTGCATATTGCCATACTTCTTTTCTGCCTCTAGTACTTGAGCGTTGAGTTTTAACTCTGGTCAACTTGCCTTGTTTAAGCAAGTGACAAAGTGCCATGCTAATTTCATTTTTTTTTAATTCAGGAGCAATAGCTAATATATCTGCCATTGTCATTGATTGTGAATTATCTTGAAAAATTGCTTTGATAGTTACAGTTGCTTTAGGCATAAAAAAACCTCCGGTGTTTATCCGGAGGTTAGTATTACTGAGTGCTGAGTATTATGTCAAGCGGAAAGTAATTCTACTGCTTTTGTTTTAATATCATTACCCGCACCAAACCAAGTATTATTTAATCGAGCATCATCTGATCTGGCTGGGCTATGATGATCAAAATATTCAGTAATGCTATTCAATAATCCCCATTTGGTTCCCATAACACTAGGCAATTCCGACCCTTTAGCCTCCCCATTAAATAATTCAAGAATGCGCTTATAAGGGCGATACTTTTCTAAATACGCAGACTCCATAGTTGCCAATTCCTGAGAAGTAAAAAGCAATCCCTTCATAAAATTGGCGGCTGCTTCGGCATTACATTTTTGCTTTTTTAAATGTTTTGCCATTTCCATAAATGTTCCAAACGATTCAACTTGTGCTGCAATCTTATCCCTCATTTTTTCTGCGTCCCATGCAGTCAAATGAGTAAATGATATTGCTTCGCCTCGTTTTGTTGCCATGCTTAATGTATTATTGCACACCACCCGCACCGTAGTGAATCGGGCAGTCGTTGCCAAAGTTTTGTCGCATGAGGTGGACAGCAATAAGAACCCGCCAACACCATCTCCTTTCGTGACCTCGCCAAACTTGCCTGTCTCAGCCAATGCCCACAAGCGTTTGCCGCCAAACAATGTTCCAGCGGTATGCAATTTGAACCCATGCTCTTGAACCAACTCATTGAAAAAATCCAATACTTGGCTGGGTTGCACAGGCTTATAACGTCCTGACACCATGCTCAATGGAGCCAGAGTATCGCTGCGATATTGAATGAATCGCTCGGGAAATGTACAAACGTTCTGACCGTCTGGCGTATAGATTGCAGGCGCTGACTCAATTGTCCAATCCATACCTGCTGCCTTGCGCCACGTTTCCATGTCGGCATCCTGATCAAGCGATTGACCAAGGCCATGCCAAGGTGTCTGTCCAACAAATGCCATCTCTACAAAACCATCTGCGCGAATGGTGAGTTCGTGTGCCATGTTATTGCTCCTTTCGTGTGAACAAAAAAATTACCAAGATGCGTGATATTCAAAATAATCGTGACCAGTAGAAACCTTCAATGCTTTTTCTAACTGCTCAATCGTGATAAGAATGTCATGCCAGTATCCACTATCTATATCTTGCGATCCAAAGAAAAATCCCTCGGATGGAGGCAATAACTTTCCTACCTTTGAATAATCTGCTTGAACCTCCTTACAAACATTGATGAGATTTTGCAGATCATCACGGCTGACGTAATACCGACCACAATCATCATTACCGCATTGAATGTTGTCTACGAACCATTTATGAATCTGGTTCGCTTTACGCCAATACGCTGCACGATATGTGATGCTAGACGGTTCCAAATCGCGTCCTCCTAACGTCTTAATAGCTTCAATGGTTTCCTCATCATCGCCCGAATACTTGGAAACATGACGATTCAATTCAAGATACATATCCAGTCCCATGTCATTCTCCTTTCGTGAAGTAGTACTGCTGAAACTCACCGAGCCATTCGGTGAAATTGGTGTCCATCATTGCAAACGCAAATACGGCTCCGAGCCATGCTGCGAATGCAATGGAAAGAAACGCCGCCAAAAAATTACGCATCAAATTCTCCTCTTGCTTTCGCAATTACTTCTGCAATTTCAACTGCTTGATCGTATGGAATATGCTTCATTGCTTTTTCATTGCCCCAAATTGCTTCCAACAATTTAAGCATGTCAGGCGCGGCACTTACTAAATACGCCAACGCTTTTTCTTCAGATCGTAAACCATTAGGCAATGTACAAACTGTTCCTCCATCTGGACGTTTAATTGCAAAACCATAACCCTTGTAAGCATAATCAACACTCCAATCACATTCCATATCGATCGTGTAGTTAACTTTTAAAATTGGTTGCTGCATGTCGTTCTCCTTAAAATTCGAAATCAACAAAAACGGTTTTATCTGCTTTGATGTAAATGAATTTATTGATGTCATCAAACGAACGACATTCAAACGCTTTTTTCTCGCGGATATATTCGCCACGAATGTAAACGGTCTTTGCCGCTTCATTGCGCTTGATGAATTCACCGCGAATGGTATTGCGAATTTGTGCTTGTAACATGATGATCCCCTTTCGTGAGAGTATTATCAAAAAAATAACTTATATGTACTACATAAGTATTATTACACAGACTCAAATTTATTTAATAAACTTTTTTTATTAACATTTTAATAACAATTTAAACATGATTTAGCGTGCTTAGTCACGCAAAAAACAGGAAAAGGAGGAGGCGACAATCACGAAAGGAGCAGGAGGGAGCCTGCGGCAGTTTTCAGTTGTGCCGAGAACTATTGTCGCCTCCGAAGAACAGCCGAAGGAAAGTTGCCAGTTGATATTAACTAGAATGGAATATCATCGTCAAGCGGAATATCAAATTCTGAAGGTTGCGGCATAGACTGTTTTGTTTCTGCTCTTGGTTTATCGCTTTTGCTTCCAAGCATTTGCATTTTCTCGCCAACAACTTTGGTCACATAATGCGTTTGACCATCCTTGTCATACTTTTCTGTTTTCAATTTACCTTCAACGTAAATCTGCATCCCTTTGGTAATGTATTGCTGCACGATCTCAGCCAGCTTGCCAAAGAAAACAAGACGCACCCATTCGGTCACTTCTTTTTGAGTGCCATCCTTTGCCTTGTACTTTTCTGTAATGGCAATGGACATATTGACTACCACGTCTCCAGATTGCGTGACTCTAACTTCAGGGTCTTTGCCTACATTACCAATGCCAATGAATTTATTTATTGATGCCATAATTACATACCTCCTTGCAATGTTTTGCCAACGCCCAAACCTTTGTCATTCAAAGCAAACATCCATTCGCCTTCTTCGTTCATTGAAACACTTACCAAACCCATCGCAACCGAATCAAGCATCCCGGTTACATAAAATTTGGTTTCGCCACAATGCTCAATCCACTTGGGAGCAATTTCCCATAATCTTTCTGCTGATGGGTCATTAATCGCTTTGATTAAATTTTTCGCCTGTTCCTCAGTCCATCCAGTTTCTATCAAATATTGAATGCTGCTTTGAATTGGGTCATCCATGATTACATTCCTTTCAATTTATTGATGATTGCGTCTATCTCTTTTAAAAATACATCTACATCTTCCTGCATTAAAGCTATCAATTTGTTATCGCGCATATTTCGCTTGATAAATAATTGATTATTCACAGGCAAACGCGGATCATAACTAACAAAGTCGCACCACGCTCTACCTGTAACCCACAATTGCATTTGGATTTGCTTTCTATATTCCGATGGCGTTACATCATCGAAAATATATTCCAAATGCGTTGTAGTATTTGGGCACTTGATTTCTATCAAACCATCATCGCCAACTAAACCATCGGGCGATACCCCTATCCATTCTTTTGTTTCATGTTTCCAAAAGCCTGTTTTATCAACTAGCGTTCCTGTCAATGCTTCATATGCCATTCGAGCAAAGGGTTCCTGCTCATTTCCCCATTCCATTGCCGCATTTTTGTATGACTCCTGCGGCTTGCCTGTCATGCGCTCGGCAACTAATTTGATTTTATAGTTGCGCCTGATTGTGGATTCTGAATTGTCTTTGCCTTTGCTCATGACGGCTGCAATGTTGCTTGCAGATACATGACCAAGACGCGCCATCTTCCATTCGTCTGTTCCTTGTTCCAATAATTTGGTATCCATGATTGCCTCTTATTTTTTCAATAGTATTTTGTCGCGTCGTTTAAATTCTTTGAGTTGATCCGTACCCAAATATTTTTGAACACAATATTTATAAATTGGACTTTTAAATCCTATCGGCTCATCATAAAAAATTCTTTCACGCATTGCAGGATCAATTTGTTCCGGAGTATCGTGGAAAAATTTTTCAGGACTTTGTTTTTTAATTGATTCTATAACTTTATTAATTTGTTTTGATCTATTTTCTGTTGGACTTAATGCCGCTTCTTGCAACAACATAACTTGCATTGGCGATAGAATTTTTGCACACAATTTGTTAATCATAATTTTTTTCCTTTAGCTTGGCTTCGATGGCCTCGGCAAACATCAAAAGATCCTCCCAATACTCATCGACAATTTGTTCAATTTCCTCATCCGTCAGCCCTTGCCATTCGCGCTGTGGTGGGGCGATATAAAGCGGAATGTGTTTTGCAAATGGGATGTCTGTCTTATCAAACCCTACACCTCTGGTGTAGTATCCTGCACCGCTGTTTACTTCCCACGCCCACGCCACCGGCTCCGGTTCAGGCTGGGCGATTCGGGCGCGGAGGGTGATAGTCATTGCGCCTCCAATTCTTTTTTGCGCTTGTCTTTTTCTGCTTCAAATATACGCAACGCTTGCTTGTCACCCATGACCTTTTGGTCGCGCATAATGTCCATCCACAATTCTTTTAGCGCGTCCATCGTATCAGCAGCGCGTAACTGCTTGGCGTATGGTTCGGTATCGTATCGTGCTGCTTCTCCATCATCGTCTGCTTGATATAACCCACAAAATGCTGCAAGGCTATACCTGCGAAGATATGTCATAGCACTACCAAAACCTTGCGCGTCTTGCTTTGGCATAGCGCATACTGCAATATCCTCTATCCATTCGCCTGATTCATGAATCATTCGCGTGACAAGATGCAAACGTCCATCCTCGCTTGGCGTTGGCGTTTGGATAAACACAATGCCAGCATCGTTCAATGCGTCCTTGACTGCATCAATGACCGATGGCAGGTCAGCGTAATTGTTTTTGAAGTGTGGGTTTTTGGCTGTCTTGGCAGCAAAAGTAATATTGCGCTGCGCTGTTAATAATGCGGGCGCAATATGTTTAATTGATTCAGATGTAATCATAATTAACCTTTCGTGAAAATTATTTGAGCAAATACTCAATAGTATTATAACTTTAAATTAATCAATCTATGACAAAAAAAATGAAATTAATTTTGCCTTACCCGCCCTCTGTAAATTCTTATTGGGGATTTAAAGGATCGCATCGTTTTCTTACTATTAAAGCAAGAGAGTTCAAAGCAAACTGTTTAGTTGCTTACAAACAATTACAACAATTGGGATTTGGCGCAGCTAGATTAGAGGTTCATATTGAACTATATCCTCCTGATCGTAGAAAACGTGACATAGATAATGGAATAAAAAGTTTGTTAGATTCTTTGTGCCAAGCAGGTATTTTTGATGACGATAGTCAAATTGACTCTTTACATATAGTTCGCAAGGAACTGTTTAAAAAAGGCAAATGTATTGTAACAATTCAAAATATTCATTTTGATTCCTAAGTAAATTAGATACTTTTAATCTCGCAAAAAAATCAAAATTTACGGGTGTACAAATGACTTTTTCTTTTTTAAAATATGCTCGCGCATAATACTTATCGCTACATTCACGAAAGGATGTCATGAATTATTTTCAATTTCACATTGGTGATTACGCTAGTCATACGCGCAACCTGTCTTTAATGGAGGATCTTGCGTACAGGCGACTACTAGATGAATATTATCTACACGAAAAACCATTACTTACTGAAGTAGAAACAGTCGCAAGGCAGATTGGCATGCGTGATTATGCTACTGAAGTGCAGTTTGTACTGGAATGTTTTTTTAGACTTACCGATGATGGATGGGTCAATTCTCGCGCTGATGAAGAAATCGCAAAGTATCGCGCATACGGTGAAGCAGGTAAGCGAGGCGCTCAAAAACGATGGGGAGGTAATAACCACTCTAATGCAACCCCAATGCAAACCATAAACCATAAACCAATAACCAATAACCATAATAAAAAACATATAGTTGTCACTCCTGAAGGAGTCAGCGATTCTGTTTGGCAAGATTTTGTAACGCTTCGGAAATCAAAGAAAGCCGCCATTACTGAAACAGCAATCAAGGGCTTAATTAGGGAAGCAAACAAAGCCAGCATTCCATTGGAGGATGCAATTCGCATTTGCTGTGAGCGCGGATGGGTTGGGTTTAAAGCTGATTGGATTGTTGAGCATTTAAGAAATAAACCACCTGCATATCAAGACAAAAACATTGCCGCTGCTCGATCTATTTTTGGCGATGAAAGGAATATCAATGCAAACATCATTGACATCTGATCGTGCTTTGCCAGCGGGGTGGATTCAAAAAATCTTTGCCACAATGCAAGGCCATTATGGAACTCGATTTTTAAATATGTGGAAAACTGGACAAGTATTACCTGACGGAACGGATGCTGGCGTGGTAAATGCCATGGATCATTGGTCAAAAAAATTAGCAGGTTGGTCACAATATCCCGAAACAATTAAGCGCACCTTGGAAAACTTGCCCGCTGACCCGCCATCGCTGCCTGCATTTTGTGAAATGCTACGCTTGAATCATGTTCCAGAAAATACTTTGGCTCTTGGTTATACAGAAAGCAAAGAAAAGATCGAAGAAAACAAAAAACGTTTAGCAGAATTATTATCAACTTTAAAGCAAAGGAATATAAATGACTTGGAACATAATTGAATTAGATGTCATTCGTTGGTCTGAAGCAAGAGGCATTATTGAAAACAGCGACAGCAAAACACAATTGCTTAAAGCATTTTCTGAAATGGGAGAATTAGCAGATGCAATTACCAAGCGAAACCGTGACGGAATTATTGATGGAATTGGGGACGTTCTTGTATGCCTTATCAATGTTGCTGCTATTGAAGACTTGGATTTGACTCGATGTTTAAAATCAGCTTATGAAGAAATCAAAGATAGAAAAGGATACTTAAATGCTGAAGGAGTTTTTGTCAAAGAATGAACGATTCTGTACTACATGCCAACAACATAGGCCTGCGGAAGGAGGATACAAAAAACCACATTCATGCCGCGCATGGCGATGTCAGCGTTGCGTAGATAAACAAAGTCCTAGCATCTATAAAAGCAAAGGAAAGATCGGCGATGGATACACACAAAACAACAAAAGAAAACATTAGTCCATTTGAAGCATTGGATTACATTCGGAACAACGCTGAAGCATTTGCAAAAGCAAAAGCCCATGTAACCTACATGATGGAATACAGAAAATCTTTGAAAGCAATATTGATGCGCGAATGCATAGATAAAACTGAATCTGCAAAAATGTCTTATGCGTATTCGCACCCAACTTACATTCAACATTTAAAAGCATTGCAAGAAGCGGTCGCAATTGCAGAACACTTAAGATGGTGGATGGTTGGAGCAGAAGCAAAAATTGAAGTATGGCGCAGCCTTGAAGCATCCAATAGAGCAGAGGGGAAACTTACACAATGATTACTTATAAACATACTTTTACACAAACCGAAAAGGAAATTCTTGATCTAATCGCTGACTTAAGATACAAAGCCACAAGTCGGGAAACTATAGAACGTCAACAAAATAAAAAGTTTCCTGCTGAAGAAATTGTAAAGCGCGGAGTGTATTCAGAATATGTTGTTTCCAAATATTTAAACCTTCACATGAACTTAGATTGCAATTATCGCTATGACTTTGGCGCGGATTTGATTACTCGCGGAGGTCAAACTATTGATGTGAAATGCACAGATTTAGAGCATGGCGGGATTGCAACTGTGCCTTGGACAGATCGCAAAGATGCTGACATATTTATTGGCACTTACGCGCCTAGAGATTTATCTTTTTGCGAAGTATTTGGTTATATGATGCGCGAAGATTTGATTAAGCCATCTATGTTGCGAACAATGAAAACAGCAGATGGCGATAAAGAATTTTATTTAGTTGCAAAAAAGGAAGTCAAAACTTTTAATGACCATCGCCACTAAAAAATTATATGGGCGCATTGCTGCATTGGGTTGCATTTTGTGTCGGCAGCTTGGATATAAAGATTCTCCTTGCGAGATTCATCATATCAGGCGGCATGGCATGAAGCGCGACAATGCGCCTGTTATTGGCTTATGCCCTGAACACCATCGCGGCAATACTGGTGTGCATGGCATGGGGAAAAAAGCGTTTGCAGTTCATTACAATTTATCTGAGGAAGATTTATTGCAACTTACAAATAAACTTTTGGAGGAATTATGAAATTCAAAGTCGTCGGCAAAGATAATATGGTTGTGCCTGATGCCTATAAAGGTGAACACAAAATTAATCCGCTAGATAATTTTAGATGGACTTCTGGCGCAAACGTCCAAGCTATCTGGAAAAAATACGAATGGCAACCTCCAAGCGAATATCGCAATGATTATCTGTTCAAACAAAACAGGGAGGCGATAATCAAATGAAAGAATATATCGTGCTGTCCTACTATGCAGTCGTTGCAATTGCCAGCATTGTCATGATGTATTTTGCTTTGGAAGCAAATGAAAAACGACAATTGAATTGCAACATCGCTGAGATCAGTCCTGACTTTTCACCTGCTGATCGTCAACGATGTCGCGAGTACAGAATCAAGCAAGCATCTCAGAGGCATTCACTTTGACTTCAGCAACTCTCCGCAGCCAGCCTTTGCCAAACGTATCAAAGGTTCTTAGGCTGCGGTAATATTCTTCTTTTGCATCGCTAAATTTTTCAATTAAATCGTGAGGGTCTGAATTGGAAATTGCTTTCAATGTATTGCGCCCAATAACCCCATCAACTGTTACGCCCAAAGCCGCTTGCATAATTTTAATTGCGCGTCCGGGCCCAGCATTGACCGCAAAATCAAACATCAAATAATCCAACCCTGTCGGCAGTTCATCAGCGTGCACAGCGTCCCAATATTTTTTTTTATAGATTGGCGCAACATCATGGACGGTCAATGACTTCATTTTTTCTTGCGTTACTCGCTTACCAACAAATGATTCCCATGAGGCTTGCGTCACACCCAACATAGTGCATCCTGCGCGTCCGTCAGGAAGTTTATTGCCGGGATCACGCGGATCATTTTGAAACCCGCCTTCATGTCCCAACATATGTTTAAGCGATAGTAAAAAATTTTCAATCATTTCTTTGTCCTCATGTCCATAATTTTTTCTAGCGTCCTGCCGCCAAAATAAAAAGACATTACCAACATACCCCATTGCCCAAGTAATTCAACAAATGAATCTGCAATATCTAACGCAGCAGCGTCAAGTATTGCCAATACTAAATAAGCAACCAAAATATAAATTAACGTTAATGGTCGAATATTTTTTGACAACCATGAATCACTTGCCATATCGGCTTGTTGTCGCTGAGTAATATTATTTTGCTCTGTTTTAAACAGATCAGTTTCGTTCGCCATCTTTGCAAGTTCGCCATCTTGCGCCATCTTTGCAAGTTCCAATTGCGCCTTTGCTTTTTGTTCTGGATCAGGAATAAGTTTATCAATTAGTTTGCCGCCAATTCCAAGCAGTGCATCAAGTCCAAACATATTAACCTCCTTGCTCAAACATCCATCGAATAAAATAACCAAACAAAATTATCAAACCAAATACCACAATCATTGCCGCAATTGTTTGTACTGTTTCAATTCGTTTGGCTCTTTGTCTTTTCTTTTTCATTGCTTCTGCACGTTCGTGCAATCGCTTTTCTGTTTCTGCTCTGCGTTTTGCTTCTGCTTTTGCTTCACGTTCTGCGCGTAGCGATCCCATCCTCTGCCAAAATTCTTCCCACATTCCTGCTTCTTGAAAATGATAAATAAAAATGTGTTTTATATTGTCATAATATTGTTTTATCTGTCGGTCTATTGCCATTAATTCCATGACATATTCAGCATCCGACATATGATTTTTAATATTTTCACCTCTCTCTATTGCTTTGTCTTGTTCTTGTTTTGCTGTTTCTAATTCTGATCTGTGCGTTTCATATTTATCAGCCGCAGCAAAAAATTTTTGTACTGGTGCAATAGAATCTGCTAATTGTTTACCAGATTCAACGCATTTATTAATACTATCAAATGCTTCTTTTGCTTCATCTGCTGCCGCCTTGATGCCATGAACAACTAATTTGACACCTTGAATTGCCAGCCCAATAGTAACTGGATCAATCATGGCAAAGCCTTTCTTATTTATCTTGCTTTTGATCCAACTTTGCAAATACTCTTTCCAACATTGTTTCCAATTTATCAAACCGAGCATTTATATCTACTTGCTTGACGTAATGGTTTGGCAAATGCAATTCAACTTCATGCAAACGGTCTTTGTATTCTGTTAAAGAATCCCATACAGTACGCGCAAACCATCCAACAATGGCAAGCAATACAGAAATCATTATGTTAAATAAGGTTTGCAAATCCATTTTCTTTTCCTATATTGCGGTTTGAATTGCAGTCAAAATAATCGATGGTGTTGCTGGTCTTGTTGGATTTAATTGAACTGGTATTGCTTCGACTTGTATTTGAGTATTATCTACTGACCATCCAAACTGCAAATAATCATTTGCTTCTAACGTCAAAACATAATTAATCGTTCCAATTAAATGACCATAAACACCGCCATGAGAATTAGGAATTGCAAACTTGCTGTTAGATTGCGCGACTTGTGTTCCATTTTTAACTAACCAAATATCTGTGTCATGAATCTGATTATTTAAATTTGCAAATTGAATTGAAAATGTAATTGTATAAATCCCTGCCTCATAAAAAACCACTTTAGTTGGCAAAGCATTTATATCGTTTTCAATAACTACACCATCATTTTCAACTGTCGTATTGAACTGCAAATATTTGGCTTGCGTAATGTTGTTATTTGTTTGCGTAGTCGTATCAATAAATGAGCCATAAATACCATTGTTGCCGGGCGCACCTTGCACGCCTCTATCAATCCTAATTGTTTGTTGCGGAGGACAATCAACTTGCAAATTGATTTGATTGCCGCCTTGCATATTGACGGTGATATTATTTGAATCCTCTACGCAAACAGTCGTGCTGCTTGGTATGGTTTGTACATTCATTGTCGGCATGATTACACCTTTACTATGGCATCAGAGCGAACAATAAACAAAAGAAAAATAATGCTGTCTTGCTCTGGCGTTAAACCAGATTGAGGAAACCCAATTTTTATGCGACCAGAAAATCCTGCGCCATTAACATAATCAATTGCTAATTCAGGGTCAGTCGACAATAAATCCCAAGCATCATCATCAAATACTAAAGTAAATTTTCCTTCAGTATCATCACGATTCACAATGCTTAATGGTATTGCTGTTGGAGTTGGTGTGTAATCTGTAATGTCAAACGTCAACCCGTAGCGAGTATCCTTGACATTAGATAATTGGCGGCGAATAATTTGAGCATCGATTGTCGCGCCAGTAAGATCAACAGGCAAATAAGTTTCGCCTGTCATTGTAAGATTCCAAAACGCTTTTTGCTGATAAACCAATTCGCCAGCAATAATTGGATTATCAAACCCGCTTACTTGCGTAAGAGTATTTTTATTAAATACTGCCATGATTGCTCCTGTGCTTGGTTAATTTGCCTATAACCTTACAGGCAAACGAATCATGTAATGTATTATTTTTTCTAAATAATTACACTTGCAGTGATACTAAAATTTTATTAGTCAGCCAATCATTCACTTGGCACCTCATCAGCAGGCTCTGGGACACCGCCTTCTTCAAGCCACGCTTTAAATTCTGGATAATCAGCCGCACAAGTTAAGCGGCACAAACCGTCATCGTCAATACGAGCGTAGATTTGTGGTTCGCCTTCTTGGCGAGGAAGCATTTTGTAGATCATAGTTCTGTGCTCCAACCTAAGTAACTATTTGCATTGGCCAATCTAAGCGCAATACTTTGACTAGCAGTTAAAGTAGCGCCTGTTGTATACTGGGTTACGGCCAAATTTCTATTTGTAGCAGCATTAAAAACTGGAACACTTGTACAAGTGGTTGCTGTTACTCCTGTTAAAACGCTGTAATCACTTGCTGTACCAGATTGCTCTAATGCTGTCGGGTCTGTTCGCATAGTTACAGGAAAAAATGTCAAACCTTGCGCTCTTGTTGTATCAATAACATAACCAATACCAGCCCAAAAAACATTGCTTGCGTTTCCAGTTGCTCGGTAGTAATACCTCTGACACAACGCCAACTCCGTACCATACGGCCTGTAGTCAAAACTGGTGGCTGTGCTGCCTTTTTCGAGTTGTACGCCGGTTACTTGCCATGTGGCGTTGAGAGTGCCGATAACAGAAGTTCCACCAGTAGCAGAGTTAAAGTCTCCCGCTTGCCAAGATCCTGCTGTGGCACTAAAAGTTGAACCGACACCAAGACCCCAACATATTTGCAATCCTGTGCCTGTTGTTGTGTTCCAAGTACCAGTTGTATCGCCTGTGATCGTTACTGTTTTCTTCTCCCAAGTATTCGCGGCAGAGATTGTGTACGTAAAAGGGTAGGCTCTGTCACTGTCGTTGTTTTGAAACGCACCGCCAAACGTACCGGTTAATGTGCTTTTTACCCAAAACGACAACGTAAACGGAACGGCACTTGCGCTGCCCAACATGAGGTCGGCAGAATTAAATCCTTCAATACGCTGCAATAAAATTGCTCTTTGGCTGGCAGATAGCGACGCATCAGCAGTTGTAGTTGTTGCTCTTAAAGAATACGTAAATCCTGTAGGCGCGTCAGTTACACGCTGAAAAGTCATAACACCGTCGGTGTTTACAAGAGAAGCATACCTATCCAAGTTATAAACAAGGCTTGCCGTACCTGTCACACTCGCCCCAGCATTGCGCTGGTCGATCATCATCGCACCGTTGATGATGCGGTTCTTGAAGCCAAGAGTATTGCCGTTTGCATAACTTTGCAAAGTTGAACTATACGCTTGCACATCAACGCCCGGCTCCAATTCCAACGCAATTTGCGCTTGAGCAGGATTACCAGTCAACCCAAGCAATCCGGTTACATATTCCCACAGCGTACCAAATCCAGCCCTAGCAACCGCATTTGATGGGTTTGGGTATGTGTCGGAAATCTCCGTTTTTGCTGGCGGTGGTGTATATGCCATGTTAGTATCCTTGCAATGTTATATCGGCTTTTGCGCCAGATGTGGCAACATTAGCTGAATTATATCCTGTTAAAGTCGGCGAAAGTGGCACAGTTTTATCAACTCGCAATGTCACTACACCTAATGCATTTTGCTGCAATGTTGCCTGTATTGCCTTAATTGATGTGAAATTTTTTGTATATGGAATTACCCCGCCATTAACAATATGATTTGGTATTACCTCAACTAAATCAGGCGCATCAATTACAAAATTAAATTCAGAAACTTCACCAATTGCACCAGTTCCTATCGTAATTCTAAATTGATATATATCATTTTTCATTACAATACTAGATGGCATTGTAATAAATGGATTATCTACACCATAAAATGAAGCAGTCGGATCAGCGCCATATTTTGAATCTTCATCAGCACCATAAAACGGACTATCATTTATAAGCCGATATTCAACGAAAATTGCGTTGCCTTGAGCAGTCCAATTCAAAACGCCAGATGATCCTGCCAATGCGCTAATAATGTAAACCGGATCAGTTGTATATTGTAATGATTCAACACTTGCCAATATATAAAATGGATCATTATCTAAGTCATAAAATGATTGATCATCTGCGCCATAAAAAGAATCATCAATATTTGCAACAAGATTGCCACCAACTATTGTGGCATTTGTTATAGTTCCCGGCCATCCATCAGCTTTAAAATCAAGCACTTCAACCACATTAGCAAGCAATGTATCCGTTGTGTTTAATTGCACATAAGTCGCATTTAAAGATTCGTTGCCAACTGTATCAACAGCTTTGACCATTACAGTAACCAAAGCAGATGGCAAACCATAAGCCAGATAGCTTGTTTCTGTTAATACGCCATTAAATAATGGTATAGCACTTCCCCAATCTGTGCTTGATCCATATTGATACCGAAGTTTGTATCCAGCAAGCCGCCAATTAGATACAGCAGACCATTCAAGATTTATGCCATTACCCGCAATTGATCCAACATTATCAATATGAGTTGGATTCCAAATTATTGATGCAGCAGAAGAAAATACACTTGTTTTAAGTGAATTACCCATGCGAGTAAAAAAGTAATATGTGCCAGTAGCAAAATCTGCAATTTCTAATGCTGGCAAAGAATAATTTAATCCATATGATATGCCATTTGTGGATGTATAAGTTTGCAATAATGTTAATTGCGATGTGGTTGGATTTGATACAGTTGAATACCACAATTCAACAAAAGAAATAATGCCAGCAGAACTGGTAACTGGCACAACATCAAATTTTGGTTTATACCCAGAATTTACAATTCCTGAAATTGTTGGTGCGAGAACCGTTCCAAAAATTCCCGGATCATAAAAACCTGTATTTGGTGATGGCGTAAATTGAGTAATATTTGCATCATCATATACAGCAGAATTAAATTCAGACAAAACAAGTGATGCTGTTACTTGTCCGTCATCAGTAAAATTTTCTGTAACTTTTTGAACGCGAAATGGTTTGTTTGACCAGCCATAATTGGCATTAGTCATTTCAACAATATCACCTGCTTCTAATTGAATGCCAACATAACCAATTACGCATTGCACTTGCAAATCTTCGCGGCATGATTCCAAAAATCTATTTGCAAGTAATTGTGCGCGAACGTCATTATTTATAAGCGGCAATGTAATTTGCTGTTTATTAATTGGTTCATTTGGATACATTAATGATGGATTTACAACTGCCAAATCAAATATTGCGCTTGCAAATGTATCTTGCTGCGTACCATCAACAAATTTAACTTCTGCAATATTATATGAATTTGCAATGTCTAACGGAGTGACAGATATTGCGCCGACAATATTTGAATTATCAATTGTCATTGCAGGACTATATGTCGGCTGCTGTGTAACAATTCCCCATTTTGCAGTTATTTCATTGTATCTAACCAAACAATCACAGCAATTTGCCATCAATTGAATGTTGCTCATAATGGTTTGTGATGTATCGATCAAACCATCAAATCTAAATCTTGTAAGTGTAGCTGTGCCACCAGTATAAGGCGTATAAGTAACAGATTCATTTGAATATGTATTTAATACAGCTAAACTTGCAGTATCAATATTTGCCAATGGCACTGCTGCGCCATATCTTTCTGATGTAAGGTAATCTAAAAAACAATCGCCGGGCGCAGAACGCGGACTAATAACTTCAAATCTTGTTTGCTGAATTCCTGTTGTTCCAGCATCTTGAGAATATAAAAGTTTAACTACCGCAAAAGCGGTATTACTCATTAATTTTGTTGCATCCCATTGATAAGTCAAATTTACATCGGACAATAATGTAATTGCTGATGTACTGCTATTTGTTGGGGTGTTTGAGCCATTGCGATACAAATAAATTTCAAGATAACCGTTAACGCTTGTGTCAGTTAAACCTGTTGATTCATCAAGCAATCCTGTAACTTTGTATCCTTCACCGGCAACTGTACTAAAAACAACTTTTTTGCCAGCCCAATATATATCGCCAAATGTATATATATCGCCGGTATTTCCATTTTCTGAATTAGTTACTTCAGCCAATGACAATACATAATAAATTGTTTGATTATTAGTAGTAATTGAAAGATCAGTTATTGCACCGCCAACAAATGCACTGCCATAAATTACAGGCAATTTATTGTCAGTTGCCGGTGGAAGTTGCTGCCTATTTCCGGGATTTGGAATTGTGCCAACATTATTATCAGTAACATCTGGTGCTAATGCTTTTGAAATTACCGCAGACGCAACCAAATTAATCGCAAATGCAGTAATCGTTGCGGTAACGCCAGTCATCCCTAAATAGCTGACAATTATTGATCCCGGCATTTAATGCACCCAAGTTTGTTCAAGTTGCTCAAAGCCAAATCTTTCATATTTTAGATTTGGCGAATTAATCATTTTTGATACAGTGTAAAAATCAATTTGATTTGATTTTTTTAATTGTTCGCATTCTGATACATAAGCATTTAGCAATCTATATGCGCTTGTGCCACCTCGATATTCTGATTCAACCCAATATGCAATTTCACTGCATTGCATAATTTGAGAATTCCAAATATTAGGAAATTTTGCAGCAATTAACATTCCAATTAAAACACCATCTTTTTCGGAAACAAATATTACGCCAGCACCCGCCAAAATATTTGAAAGCATTTGTTCGATGTGTTCACGATCATTTGCAAGTCTTAATGCATTTAATGGTGATTGCTCTCGATAATTGATTAACATTTCAATTATGCGATCAACATCAAATTTATTTGCTTTGCGAATCATGTTTGTTTGCCAAATGCATAATTAATAGTTTGAACAAACGCAACTCTATCCATTGACGTATCGCCGGGATTATAAAACTGCCATGAAGCATCATTTGTATATCTACCAGAAACCCTATTTTGCAAAATTAATTGTATGCTGGATGCATTAACTGTAATGACACCCATATATCCGCGCAATTCTTCTGCCCATTGTTCGGAAATACTAAATGAATTTATATACCCATTAAAAAATTGATATAAACCACCCACGCCACCAGTGGTTAAAAGTTCGCCATTTGCATCAAAAAACCCATGCCACATTTCAATCTGCGATCCTTTAATATCGGATGCCAAAACTAACGCAAGCATTGTGGTATCAATACCAACTAGCGTAACAGTTGTTTCATTTGCTGTGGATTTTATATCTCTTGACGCTGATCCGACTTGAACTAATGTGCCTAATGCAGTAAATGGCAAAGCATCAACCGCAGGGATTGTTAATGCAGTTGGCGTTGTTGCAAATCTGTACACCGAAGTTGCAGTTGTAATGCGAATAAAATCCGCATACCGGATTACATTTGTATTTTGAACTGGTGGAATATTATTCATAGCACAGATTCAATCGCTTTAAATTCACCGTTCCAAGATATAAACGAATCATTTGTCATTGGAACTAATGTATATGTTGGGTAATCTCTTAAAAATACAGGAAATGTAATTCCAGTATATGTGCTGCCTCCAAGCGTCTGCGTTGTTCCATATTGCCCTATTACTGCCGCCATTGTGCTTGTCAGAGTTGTTAATACTGTTCTATGCACAGGAATATTTACAGTCGCGCTAACGCCCCTTTGCACATCTGCTGTCGCTATATAGGCGTATCGACCAATCTGAAGAAAATCGCCAGTTTTTACAATATATGCGCTTGATGATATAGATGGCAATGAACCTAAAACAATTGTTTTATTTGCTGTTGCTGTTTGAAATTCACAAGCCGCAATTTGACCGCTAGTCATATCGCCGCGATAAGCAATGTAATTTAGCCAACCAGTTGTCCCAAAATTTAAATATTGCTCTGATATTCTGTCAGCTTCACGCAGCGTAGAAAGCACCACCCGATTTTGAGAATAAAGCAAATAACTCATCGGACGAATCATAAATTCAAATGGCTGCACCGTTAAAACTTCAGATGTAGTCAACCGCATATTGCGCGACAACATTTGACCAGCAAATTTGTGATCATTAATTCCGATAGATTCAGCAACCGAAAGAATGGTTTGCAGCGACATAATTTACCTCGATAATGGCACAGTACGATTTGCGCTTTGATATGCAGCCCAAATTGTATTTTTATTTTTTGCTAAAAATTGTTGCCCAGATTGAGTATCAATTGCTGACATATTTTCAATGTAAGGACCATTAATTACCATTTGAGGCTGTCCCATCCCTGCCATGCTTGGAGCAATAGTATTGGGAATAATTGTGCCACGCTGCGATGGGATAAATAGTTCAGGACCATTTTCGCCAACAATAGTTGGACCGCTAATTTCTCCACCTGTTGCCGCCATTCCAATATTGCCACCGATACCTGCATCAAAATTAGCATTTGACATTGAGAAACCACCCAATGAACCAATAAGCATTCTGAACAACATTGTTGCTTGCGCTTGCATTTCCATGCGGATCAAATCTTTAATAACTGATACCGCAAAATCTTCAAATGCAAATTTTCCTGTTTCAACAAAATTGCTGATGGCTGCATCCATGTTACTCATGACTGCGCCAAATGCTCTTTCTCCACGCGCAAAAGCATTTTCCGAATCTTCACGGAATTTCCTTGCAGCATAACCCCATCCTTCTACGAAACTTTTTTGTCGCGCAACATCTGCTTCAGCATTTCTAGTTCTGGCATTATTAACATCTTCGATTGCTTGCAATTCAATATCACGAACTTCATCAATTGCTTTTATTATTTGTTCATAGTTCTCACGCGCTTCTTGCGTACTACCTTGCCGTTCCATTTCATATTTTGCTTCTTTCTTTTGGTCGTTATATTTTTTTTCTGCTTCTATCAAACGCATTACATTATCAAGTTCTAGACTTTGCAAATTGTATTGATTCTGCGTCAACATATAACGCCGATATTCAAGACCAAGTCTATCCTTGTCTGCCTTTTGTTGTGCTTGAATGTTTGCAATATCTCGACCTTTTTGTTGAGCAAGATCAAGCGTAAACAATTTTTGTTGTAATTCAAATTGTTCTTTTAAAATTACTCCTTTTAATTCTTGGTTTTTTACAATCCCATTTAATAACGCCTGTTCTTCTTTATATAAACTATTAAGACGTAAACCTAATAACTCTTGATCTTTTAATGTTTTGCCTGTGAGGTTATATTCATCAACTATTTCTTTTGCTTTTATTTTTGTTTCTTCTAAAACTCGCTCTATTTGTTGCCCTGCTTCTACATCAATTTTTTTCAAATTATATGCTTGATGACCAAGTTCATATCTTTCTCTTTCAAGTTCCAAAGATTCTTTAGTATTTTCTGTTTCTGTTTTAATTGCAAATAATCTTGCAGCAGTTTGCGTTTGTATATTTTTGACTGCAATAGCATGATCTCGCTCTTGTTTTATAGCCAATATTTCCCGAGCAATTTCTGCTTGTTTTTCAATTCTTTCTTTTGCTTGTAAATACGCAAGATTTTCAGCATTTGTTTTCTTTTGCTGAATAGCCAAATCTTCTGCACTTTTTGCAGACCTGTCAAATTCTGTATTTATTGCTTCTAAATTTTGTTTATAACTTAGACTTAGTTTTTGTAATTTATCTTGTTCGTCAAGAAATAATTTTATTTGCTCATATCCGTTTTCACCAACATTAAATTTTTCTTTTTCTAACTCAAGCAAATCCATTTGCGAAGTAAATTCTAGTTCCGCAATTTCTTTTGATTTTTCTGCTTCAATATCTAATGTCTGTATCGTAAGTGCAAATGCGCGTTGCATATTTTTTTGCCGTAAAGCATCTGCATATTCATATTGCTGTACTCTTGCAGCAATAGCGGCTTCTTCTTTTTTATTAATTAGATCAACTTGCGCTTTGTCTTTTGATCTTTCTTTTGCAGCATTAGCACGAATTACGGCTATATCATTTGCCAAATCTAATTGCAATTTTTCTTGTGCTACCGACTTTTCTCCTAACGTGATTGCTTTAGAATCAAGATTAAACATCAATGCTGCAATATCTGCTTTACGTTGAATCAGTTTAATTTCTTCCTGTAGTTGCGCTCTTGCCTCTGCTTTGCGCCTTTCTTCTTCTGCTGCTTTATTGGCGTCTGATTTGCCTTTTGTCGATAAAGTAGAGTACTCACCAGTTTTAGGTGCTGGCGCTATTTTTGTATTGGGTCGTTTTGCATCATAATATTGTCCAACTATTGCCTCTCCCGGCATACCACCAAATGCAGCACCAAAATCAATTTCTGCACCACCACCTTTTTTTAATCTATCCCATTCATTTCCAATGTCGGCAATATAATTAACCATTGCGGCAAAAGGCTGAACCATTTTTTGGATGGTATTAAGTATGCCTTGAAATATATCTTCAATATTTCCCCATGCTCTTGCATTTTCTTCAATCGCTTGCGCCAAAGAAGGATCGGCCATTTCTTTGTAATTGCTTGCAAATTCTTTCCAATTTGTTCCTTTAACTGCTTTACCAAGCAACTCTTGTTGCAATGCGGCTCGTTGAGTAGTGTTTTCAACATTGCCCAATTCTTGAGCAACACGTTTAAACAAATCCTCTAAAGCCAATTGCTCAACATCTTTCCCACTAATGCCTAATTTTTTGAAAGCATCTCGCAATGAATCACTACCATCAATCGCATTTTGTTGTGCTACTGCAAGTTTTTGCAAAGCATCGCCAGCCATTGCTGATTCGCCGCCAGATAATTTAAAGGCTTGCTGTAATGCCAATAATGATTCAACAGTTACATCATAAGCCTTTGCTGTTTTTTCAATTTCATCTGCATATTTAAATGCTGATCCAATAGCAGCCGCCGCAGCGGCAATTCCTAACATACCTCTGCTTACAGATGCTTGAAACGCAGCAAAGTTTTTTTCTGCAAGTTTTAATTCGCGTTTTGTATTAATTTCAAATTCGCGAGTTTTTTGTGTTGCTTGATCTATGCCCTTGATAAAATCTTTATTATCAAGTCCAAGCAAAACTCCTAATCTAGCAATTAAGTTCATAGTTAATTACCTCAAATTTTTTTGCTTTTGTATTTTGAAATTTGCTTTGTAATTTCAGCAGCCAATTTATCAATAACTGCCGTTTCATTTTCTTGCAATGCTGGTCTTAGATAAGGACGCGCCGCCATTCGTACTGTGCCAAATTCTCGTTGATAAGCACTAATGGCTTTTTTAGATAATCCTTTTGGAGCCGCAATAGTTTTATTTTTATTTTTTGTGCCGTACTCAACAAACATTGCGCGACCATCAGACATATCCTTACCTTTTATCAATGTGCTGACTTGAGCAATAATTAAATCAGTTGGGGATACATATTTTGATTTTCGATCTTTAGGCTTTGCCACTTTTGCAGTAACGCGCAAAGTTCTTTTTAATTGCCCTGTATCGTAACCATGATCAGGGACTAATTTTGATTTTGCTGATTCCAAAACAATTTTCATCGCGTTTCGAGCAGCAGGAATTAAAACATTTTTATCGGCACTTTCAACGCCCATTTCTATGCTTATTTGATCAAACAAATATGCAAGTTCCTCTGCGCCCCAAATTGACATTGTGCTTTGTTTAGGACCACTCATTTCATAAATCCTTCCGATCCGGGACGGGAACTCATAAACTGTTTTAATCTTTGATTTACATCATGCTGCTTTTGTTCATCTGACATTGGTGGATAAATATAATCATTTGCCGAGCCAATAATATCTTCTAATGAATACGCTTTACTTTGATTGCTCCTTAAATAATTAAACACACCCGCAGTCAAACTACCAAGTGTGCTTATTATTTTTTTGTTGCCTATCATCCCGTCTGCATATGACACCATGACCATACGGAAATCTTCTTCGCTCATTACATCTGGATCACCACCATGCGCCAGCACATATGCGCGTGTCTGCAAACGCAATGAGCCAATTAGTTTTTTCTTGCTTCCTCATATCCCGGCGAGATAACTTCTGCAATCTTTTTCATTAATTCCAATTGAACTGCAAATGGAAACTCATCATTTATTTCTTTGTATGTCAAACCATCTAAACTGTGACCTTCAATTTCAGTTACTAACAATTTGACCATTTCCAAAATTCGCTGCTCTGTTTGTGCGGTCATCTTTGCTAATTCGCGCGTTGATCGACCGTCCACCAAAACATCATTTTTTGTATAAACAATATTTTCGCTTTCCAATTCTTTTTTCTTTTCAAGCAAAGGCTTTAATAGTTCATCTGTCTTTGCTAAATAATCAACTTCAGATATTCGTTTATTTATTGCCTCCAATTCAATTGCAAGCGGAACGCGAACTCGGAATTTTTGACCGCCTAATGTAAATGCTCTTGTACGAAGTGTTTCTTGATTAACTTTGAGAAGTTCGGAAAGTTTCATTTAAGCCCTCAACATTTTGTCGTAGATTGTGTTATTCAATTTTGTAACATAGTCAACTACTTGCTCTGGTGTCATTTTGTCTGCGTGAAGTATTGCCATCTTATACGCAGCATCAATGCCAGCAATCCTCTGCTGTTGGAAACCAAACCAATTTTTTTGACCGCTATTTGCTTGACTGATTATATAAGTCAGCAGGTCTTGAGAGTTATTTATTTGTGTCATGTTATATAAAAATGCCTCCCGAAGGAGGCATCCCATTAGGCATTGTTGGACCAGCCGTAAGCATTACCGCCTGTCGGGTGGATGGTAAATTCAAACTTACCTTCAGCCGATGGCGACATATCCCATTTTAGACCGCCAATGCGACCATTAAAGGCATAAGCCACAGTATCAGTGCCATCATAAACTGCAATGACGTAGGTGCGAATAATCGTGCCATTGTAACCATCGTCACGCATAAGCAATTGCGCTACGTCAGCAGGGTTCCAAGGGCAAGTAATTGTCAACGATGTGACCTGATTCTGAGTTGTGATCTTTGAACCAGTCCGAGCACCAGCAACAGAGTATGCTGCAAACGCATCGTCTGAACCAAAAGCAGGAACAGCCTCAACGGGAATTTGAATGCCCGCAGTGCCAGTGCCGCCAGCCGATGTGCCAATAATATCGGCGACTTGACTAGTCCATGTTGCCAGTTGCGCATCAGTCAAGGGAGTGGGAGTAGCATCATCTTGACACCAAATGGTTGCCACATATCCCGGTAGGATTTTATCGATAAGAGCCATTTTAATTTTCCTCTAAGAAAAGTTTAATCGATCTTGTCTTATGTGGGAACGTCAATGGTGCAATCCAGAATAATCTGGTTCATACCAATATCGTCATCATATGTGTTGTAAAGCCAAACTACATCTGCCTTTGCAATGAAAAATCCAGAGCCAGCGGGATCGCCGAATACCCCAGAGTAACCATGCAAATCCTGTAATATCGTATTAGACAAATTAAACGCATCGTCCATGTCTTTTGTAAACACAGAGATTTGAAAAATCGGTCTATCAATGCCTTTGTTACTTTGCGTTTGTCCAGTATAAACAGGCTGATGGATGTTACGCAATTGCCACGTTACAAACCTTGTTTGTGTAGCCCAATTTCTATTAAATGAAGCATATACAGGAACAGGATCAACAATGCCAGCCAATTGATATTGGATGCACTCGGCATATTGAAACGGGTTTTGCTGTACGCTCATACTTTAGTGTCCGGATCATTTCTGTAACACAAAAAAGTAACCTTCATTCTATTATTTGATTCTCGCACATCAGTAATACGCCAATCATGATTACGCCATGTAATGCTGTAATTGTTCTGATTATCAACAATCAATTTTGTATTTGGAGTGTAATTAACTTCAAAATTTACTAAGTCAGAATACACTCTATAACGCTCGGAAATTCTTACGCTATTCGCTACGTCATGCGTTAATGCTCTTGTCTTAAACCATTCTGTAATTGTCTGAGTATATTGCCCAATACTATCAACGCCATTAGTGACGTTATTAATAGTAATGTTTTCATACCGAACAATTGTCATTACATCACCAAAGTTTTATATGGTCGCAATAATGCTTGAGTGCCAAAAGGTATTTCTGCTTTAATTCCTACTGTATCGCCAACAGTTGAACGATTGTTATACAAGTGAGTAAACAGCAATAATCCTGCTTGTTTGACCACCGGATAATTTGCAATTGGACTTCTGTTTTGCGTATAGGTTACAACTACCGGATTTGCAACTTGTTGATTCAAAGTATTTGGCAAAGCATTTAATATCACCTGATTGCCAGTTGGGTCATATGAATATTCATTTTGATCAATTACAACTGGAACTGTGTTTGAGGTTGTATAGCACTCCACTTTATTTATTACTACTCCAACGCAACCTTGATTTGCTTGTGATACTTCAGGAAGGTCAAGATAAACTGCGCTGTTATACAAACCAAAATTTGGGTAATAAATTTTGTACTGCGTAGGGAAAATTGCCATACCAAGATAATCTTCAATCGCCATACGGACTGCTAGTTCAAGCGATTCAAGATAGGAATCTTGGCTCTCATCATCAAACAAATTTATTTGTTGCGTAATATCTTCAAGCGTCAACCAGCCTGTTGTTAAGTCGCGGCTGATCTGTTCAACTTTTGCATAGTTAAACGGATTGCGCTGATTTGCATAAAACGGCGCGAGTGTTTGATTCTCAACAGCCATGACTTATCCTTTACGCTGCACTTGCACGAACACCAGCAAACGGGTCTTTTACAGTCGACACCATGCGCTTCTCAGCATACATTGTGATGAAACCCGGAGCCGTTTGATCCATCATTTGAATTGACATTTCTTCCACATCTGCAATAGTCATAAATCGATCCCAATTAGCAAGATAAATTGGAAAGGCTGAACTCAAGTAAGGATTAGGAATAACAGGCCAACCAAAAATAGAACACAATGCACCTTCTTCCATTGGCTCGCCGCCATCAAGGAATAAGGGCAAACCTTGTAAGTCTTTTAATTGGCGCAAAGTTTGAATCATTGTTGGAGTCATGTGCCATGCTGTTGTTGGCAAACCCCAATATTGCGCTGGCAAAGCGTTAGCAATATCTACAACTTTATTGTAGGTAATAGCGGAACCTCCAAGCGATACAGTTGCAATGTCATGAATACCATCAGTCATTGCTGTGCCGCTGCTGCCAAAAGCAGATGCAGTATTTGATGTGTAATAATCCAAACCGCGCAAACCGTCTGTGCCGCCATATGCGGTTGTTGTACTTCCAGATTGATCGTCATTCAATGCCATTGAATAGGCTTCTTGCTGACCAAATTCCAATGTCATATCTTCAATTAATTCAGATTGCAGACCATTAATATCTTCTAATGCTGCAATACGAATTGGTAACTGTGCAGTAATAACTCGAGCAGGCAATTGCCAAATGGATGTTGCTGTATTTGGTGTTCCGCTATTTGGAGTAAATGTATAACCCCAAGGATTTGTTTGATTTGTGGCGTTACCTGTTTTTGCTACAAATTGAACTGCCGACATATTCGGCGTTTTAATATTTCGTGCGCCCATGCGAAATGGGTTTGCATATCGCAGTTTTGCAAAAGCATCATCAAAGTGAGTGCGACCACCAATATCAAGACCTGATCCGGTCAAGGTAGATGCCTCACTCAGATCAATTGTTACTTTGCGATTTTCGCGCAAAGACAATTTGATTCCGTCAAGAATTTTTTGATTTGCACTCATTTGATCTTCCTTAATAGTTATACAAAATGGGGAGGTTTCCCTCCCCACTTTTTTACGCGCCTGTTGCAGTAGAGCGATAACGAATAATGCTGAATGGATCAACAACAGACGTTGCCAAACGCTTTTCACCGTAGAAGGTAATAAAGCCGGGCTGGGTCTGTTCGTATCTACGCAGCACCATGCTCAGACGATCAACAATGGTATGACCACGATTAAAGTCACCAAAATACATTGGGAACAAACTGGTTGTGCCGGGTGAAGCATCTGGAGCAGTTGGATTGTCCAGATAGCTGTTAACCACAACATCGTAGCCCATCAGCTTGCCAACAATGCCTTCGTACACCAGAGGCGACATACGCTCAAACACTGGCGTGCCATTGTCATCAACCAGACCGCGAATAGCAGCAAGCATCAAAGGATTGATGATGAACTTGTTGCCGTTTGACCAGTATTGCTGTGGCAAAGAATGGAGGAAGGTAACAATATCGCCAAAGGTGACATTATTAGCCGAGCCATTTCCGTTGGTCGTTGTTTGATCGTAAGTCGCAATGTCATGCAGACCATCGGACGATGCAGTACCGCTAGAGCCAAAAGCCGCAGTCGAAATAGTGCCGCCAGCGTAGGTTGCATTTGAGCCGGGATAATAATTCAGACCACGCAGACCATTTGTACCACCGTATGCAGTTGTGGTTGAGCCAGCTTGATCATCGTTCAAAATCATTGACAAGCCTTCTTGCTGCGAAAACTCTTGCAGCATATCGTCAACAACATTGGCTTCCAAACCGTCAATATCGTCTAGAGCAGCAGTACGAATTGGGAACTGAACGTTAATATCTTGCATATTCAGTTGCCAAATGGCTGTTGCTTCAGTCGTGGCTGCACCGTTGTTCTGAATTGAATAACCCCATGCAGCACCAGCGTTGCCAGTCTTTGCGCGGAACTGATAGGTTGAACCATCAGTAGATACATTGCGAGAAACGCCACGCATTGGGTTAAGCAGACGCTGCTTGTGGAATACAGGATCATAAGCAGTACGACCACCAATACCAGCACCAGAGCCTGTCAAAGCCGAGGCTTCTAGCAGGTAAGCAGCATGCTGATCTTCAGATTCCCACAGTTTAATTTCTTGATGCAGCTTAGTATTGCCTTTGTAGAACGAAGCAAGCTGCTCACGAACGCGACGATTTACGTCACCGCGAACAGTCTTATGGGGAGCGCGAATAATATCAGGCGATTTGATTGATGCAACCTTTGCTTCCAAAGCCGCAACTTGTTCAGCCAGTTCTGACTTTACAGCGTCAACGGTTTTGGTTACATCTTCAACAACCTGAGTTTTTACTTCCTCAATTTTTGCAATGTTAGATGCTTCAATAGCATCAACTTTTTCTAGAATTTTTTCGATAGACATGATGGTTCCTTATTTAAGACGTTTTTCAAGAGCCTTCAACAATTCACGTTGCTCTAATGCAGCCATGATTGCCTCGGCGTTTACTGCCGCATCAGACTCACTCCGACTAGGCGATTCCTCAGATTTCTTGGAAGCCTCACGCTGTTCCAATACTTTCTTGAAGATACTAGATGCGGCAGTCGCATCTTTCTTGGCTAGTCCCGCTTCACGCAGGATTCGCTCCAGAACTCTTGGATTTAATTTCCCATCATCGCCAAAGGCTTCCAACTTTTGGATTTCAGCATTGGGATTGTTTGGATACATAACCACTGACACTTCGCGCAAACCACCTTTAGTGATTTGAAAATAACCATCTTCGTATGGATCATCAGAGCCAATTGTCATTGGTGTTCCGTCTTCTTTGACCCATTGGTATTCGTCAGCGTACGCGCCAACAGAAACGCCGCCAAACATATTGGGCGATTCTTTGAGGATTTGGTAGAGGTCCGAGCCGCCGACTGTGTTTAGATACAGACGACCATTTGCCTTCATGCCATCGTCAGTCATTTCAAAATCTGACCATTCACCGACAGGCATTCCATAATCATTGTGATTAAGAAACATTGGAAGAGGCTTGTCGCCTTCCATAAATGCTTCCATCCAATCTTTAAAACCTTCAGGCTGGTAATTGAAACGCCGACCATCTGCGCCTTCACGCGCACCCCATGTCGTTACTACTGCTTCAATCTTGCCGCTTGGTTCTTGGTCTGCCTCGCTTGCGCTTAATGGGAGGCTCACCCTCGCTTCGCAGACGAATGTCACATTCTTCATTTATCACCCCATTCATAATAGATTGATTGTCATCTTGTATCTTATGGGGAGGCTCAATTGCCGGAAGTCTAACATTGCTTGGCTTGATTTGTGAAGCCAAAACTGATAGGGCAAATTTCATTCGGTTCATTTTGTACCAATATTCATTCGCCGAGTTTGATTGCCGCCGCCGCCGCCTGTGTCCTGCGGGGACGATCCGGGTATTGGTTCTGCTTTTTTGATGTCTTGTGGAATCTCATCGCCGCCTTCAATCTGCGGCATATTCAAATATTCTCGCGCTTCATTGATTGTCATAATACCTGCATTTAAGCCAGCAGATACAAAGTTCATTTGATCCAAAGCCGCGCCTTTTAAAAAGTCTTTGGTATCAAATCTAATGCACAAATTGGGATAACCTTTGAGCAAAGACTTATTTAATTTTTGCTCAATATTAATAATCATTGGATACATGACGGTCTTGTAAAACTCATCAAGCATCGTTTGAGTATTATTGTATTTTTGATCTGCAATACCTAGCATTGCTGGCGGCACTCCAAACAATCCGCAAATTCGTTTCATGGTTTGCAACTTCAAAGCAGCAGCATCAGCATCTTGCAATGTCAGCATTTTGACAGGCTCATATCTCATACCTTGATCCAAGAGCATACCTTGACCGGGTTTGCTTGGATCATTTGCACGACTACCCATTAAACTATTCCATGCCTCCTTTATACGCGCCGCAATTTCCTTATACTTTGCGTCCGGAATAACCTGATCGGTCATAAAAACACCAGACGGTTTTGCGCCGTTTTGCATAATGAAGTTGGCATAGACATCAATGTCTTGATCAAGCGCAACTAATTCGGTTGCCAAAATACCTTTATTAAAACCAGATGATCCTTGCCATGCCGCTTCTTTAATGTGCATTACCTGATAATACTCAAGCGGCTGATCTTTTGAGAATCCATATGATGGGCTGGAAAGCACATAGATCGGATATCGTGTGTCCGATAGTTTGACAGTAATAAGGGTGGAATCGAGCATATACATCTCGATTGGCGTTCTGGAACTATCGTCTTGTTTGTCGCGCCATAACAGCGTAAACGATTCGCCAGCCAAGTCCTGCCACATACACCATTGATACCAGAACTCATATTGACTTTGAAAGTTGTTTGGGTTCTGCAATAAATTCAATACTTGCTTGGCTTTAGTCTTATCTCTGTTACCAACGTCAGGGTCAGCGATGGCATTTACGAATGTGCCATCTTCAGCCTTTGACATAATACTAATTGAGCATTGAGATAAGGCTCTAGCCTTTACGCCTACGCAACCCATGACGGTCGAATTGCGCGTAAGCGCAGACATATCAAGCACCCGACCTGCAACAGTCTGACTTGATGTAGTAACGTAGAGTAATTGTTGGGCGGGTTGATAATCGCGCTGACCAATAACAACCTGATTACCAAGTTGCATCTGTCCAAGGACTACGTTTGCCTCATTTACCTTGCGGCTTTTGCCTTTGAAAATGTCCAACAATCCCATGATTACCTCAAATTTTCTAATGTATTACATCTGAAAACTTCTGAATCCAAAGCTATTTGATACAAATGGATTATCCAATGAGCAATGCGCCGCAATAATTAAAGCAATAATGCCATCAACTTTTGCCGCTTTGTCTGCTTCATTCTTGCGGATTTTAATGTTTCCATTTACATCTGTATAGACCTCGCAGTTACCTAATTGCCAGCCGAGGAATGGATTGCCATCATGTTTTATTTGATTGTTTAGAATTAATTTTTCAATGTATTTAGACGGATTGTTTAATACCGCCATGCCTTGCCCAACCTTTTTAACAGGTATTCCATAATCATGCAAGCGAGCAACCATTGATGCCGCGTTATAAGCATCGTAGCCAACTTCTTTTACATCATACTTTTCACACTCTTGCCTAATATATTCTGAGATTTCTCGGTCATCCATTACATTGCCTTCTGTAATTTTTAGAATGCCTGATTGTCTAGCCAATCGAAATACATCGGCATAATGCTTTGGAATAAAACTTAAACCTTCTTCTGGCAAAAAGAATTTCCAATGCGCCTCATAATCTAATTCGCCAAATCTCTTTAATGTGCAAACAGCGTTTAGGTCGCGCGTTGCTGCCAAGTCAAACCCAATAAAGACTGCTTCTGGCGTTTCACGTGGAACAGTAATAATACTTTTTTCGTCATCCCAATGATTGCGATCTATCCATGCTTCATTAGCGGATACAAATACATTTAATGTCTTACAAAGAAATTCATTTAATGCGGCTGGCTTATGTTTGGCTTCTTCGGCTCGTTGTTGGATTGCATTTTCAAAAACAGAAATACCGTGCATTGGGTTAGCCTTAGCCCAAATGTTAGGATCATGCCAATCATCATGCAGATCAAGACCATACAAAAGGCCAAACCACCGAGGATTATCAGTAACATCGCCGTAGAGCATCGATCTATATAATGCAAAATCTTCATAGAATTTTGTGTCCTTAGTAAACGATGCAGTCGTAATATATATCCGCAATGGATTTTGTCGCGCAACCATGCCCGAATGTAATACTTCAATACTATTTCGGTCTACAATCTGCGCCGCTTCATCAATAATTACGCAAGACGGATTTTTACCATCGCCTGTTTTTTTAGTATCGCGACTCAATGCCTTAAACATTGATTGAGTATCGCCTCGTTTGGCAATACTATATTTGCTTGGATTAAACATTGATGCTAGTTCGGTCGGCATATTTTCGACAAAACCTTTTGCAGCATCAAAGACAATCGTTGCTTGCTCTCGATTAGTTGCCAACGTAAATACTTCTGCGCCTGTTTCGCCGCATAGCAATTCGTACAAAGCAATAGCAGCAGTCAGCGTTGACTTACCTGCCTTGCGAGGAATAAAAAGTATTACATCTGTAACCATTCTGACCGTCAAATCTTTTTTGCTGCGAAATCCATAGACCGCGCAAATCAAAAAAATTTGGAATGGTTCTAATACTATTGACTGTCCAGCTTGTGGACCTTTGGTGTGGACAAGTGTTGCAGCAAAATTTAAAACGTGCTGCGGGAATCGTTCATCAAATACATATGCCCATTCTTTGTTTTCATATTGATTAAGAAAACGCTGACAAGCCAATCGAACTTCTAGACAAACATTTATTTCGCCTTTAGATACATTGGTCGCATAGATCAACCCATCTTGCCAATTCATTGAGCCAATGGACCTTTAAGAAATTGCGCAAGTGGGCTATCGTTTTCTTGTTTGCCAGCAGACAATCTACTTCTTGGTGTCAAGCCAAGTTCATTCATTAATTGTATTATAAGAGTTGTTGTTTTATTGCGAACAGATAAATAAGGATTTGGACCAACTGTTTGACCATTATTGAATGTGGTAATAACGCCGCCTTTTTTTATGGCTTTACTACATTGCACATAAGTATCAATATGATCAGCCAACATTGCTAGAGCATGTTTATCTTGATCATTGCCAATCCCATATACCTCATAAAGAAAGTTTGCCGTTTCTTCTATAAATTTTGATTTATTCCAAGAAGCAGGGTCATCCACCCATTCTGCTTTTGGAATGCGTTTTTTCAAATTGTCAGGCAATGATGAAGGCATGCCTTTTCGTGGAGTTGTGCCATCAACGATATGAAGTTCTGGCGGTTTTTTATTCATAACCCCCCCTTTATCAAATTACATCATGAAGAAATCTG